CCATCGACTCATGGCCGGATCGAACGAATCCCTGCGCACTACAAACGAAGGCAAGATCTTCGGATCAATGGTCTCGTCTGGAAAGGCAAAGTAGACTGGGACTCCTTCAAATTCTACCTCGCCAGAGGGCGGCGGCGGAGACACCCCAGGCACGTTAATCACGTACATATCGCCAACCGAGTTCAGACCGGCACCGAGCGATGTAATCACCCCGCGATCAAAATCAGTCAGCCAGACGTCGCCGGTCCGCGCGTTGTTAACGGACAGCAGCTTGCCGTCCAGCCCATCGTTGGTGTTCTGCGCCATTAGAAACCAAGCCTCTTCTGGAAGCCGACAAACTTAGCAGCTTGACCGGAGCCAATCTTGTCCATTCGCTTGGGCCAGCTTTTGTAAGCCTTGGAATTTGGATCAGTCATGGCGTCCTTGATTTCGCCAAACCGTCTTGCCAGGCCGGAGATCGACCCCCTGATCGAGCCAATAGTCTTCCTGAACACCGGCTTAGTCTTCGCCCCTCCGCCGCCGAATTCAAGATTGAGCGCCTGCATCGCCAGATCTGGAACTGCCTTCGCGTTCCTCTTGATCCTTCCAGGATCTCCTGGCTTGTAAGGCTTAATCTTGCGACCAAGTTCATTGAGCTGCTTTAGAAGCCCGGGGATCTTTTTCTTTTGTTCATTGGCGACCCGATCGGTTTCTTTCCTGGTCGACTTCTTCTGAACAACTACCGCTTCGCTGTTCTTCGGCCAAAACGGAATAGTATCGGCCGTCCATGGACCGCTTCTCTCAAGAAGCAAAATATCCTCAGCGGGGCCATCTCGCCCCCTCTTCGCCTGAACTGAGATAACCGTCTTGCTTACATCTATTTTTTTGATCCTGCGTCCCTTGACTGGGATATGGATCGCGTAGGCAGCCTCCACTCCCTTCTTGGGGCCGCTGACCTCAACGAGCTTCAACGACTTGCGAAGCTCATCATAGTCAGCGCCGGACGGGATCTCATCCAAAAGCATGTCGAAAGCTTCTTTGGCAGCCGCATAGGAAATCATCTTGGCCATCGCCTGGCCGCGCTCCGCCAGCTCCTCGGTGGCTAGTCGCCAATTGTTCCTCGTATCAGGAGACTGACTGATATCAATAAATTTATCGTTTCTACCCACTCGTCTTCCCTCTGAACTTAATCAGCGGGGTGCGCTTCTCCGGTGCATCATCCTCGGAAATACGCCTCTCTCCGTCCTTTGAGACAACGACGACGGTTGGGGCCTGCTTCCCTTCCGGCTTCAACGTCTTCACCAGCTGCATGTGCTCGGAGCAAACGCCGATCACTCGAACATGCGTACTAACCCTAACGGCATGAGTGGCCCGATCTCCGCAGACAAAGCAAAAGCTATCGAACTGCGTCATAGGCCCACGATATTCGTGGAACACATCACCGGCGATGGGGGATCCACAGCCGTCAACGGCCAGACACGAATCTCCCGCAATCTCCCTGTCTCTGGCAGACCAATATTTCTCGCATGTGGCACATACGATCGAGAGCCCGCTGGATACAGCAGTGGCTATCTTGACTGGATCCATCGGCATTAGCTGTAACGAACCTTCTCTCTATGCATGTCCCTATAGAGATTTAGAAACATGCCTTCGGGTGGAACGCCGGCAGCATCGGCCTGGCTTCGCATTCCATCCAGCGCCGTCATAACATCGGCCAGCTTGGACTTGCGCTCCTTCTCGCGATCTTCCGGATCGGAGAACATCCTGGTCGTGCAGTCACTGTCATTGGGAGTCATTGTGCCAGCCGGGTGCGGTGTCAGGAATGACTTCGCGAGCCGTGGCCCTTCCTTTGGATCTCCAGCGGGACCGTAAACCGTCTTCCCAAGTTCCGGGTAAGCCTCTGCCACGTAGGCAGCAACGCTCTCGTCGGCGTGCTGAAGGGTCCTCCCGGCCCAGTAAACGAGCCGAGGGATAACCCCCTCGTCGGTGGACAGTTTCGCAAGTGCCACAAACGAGCCGATGCTCATCCAGTCTGGCTTCCATCCGCCTTCTTCCAGGCTGACCCACTCAGTTCTGAACGCGCTGCGGCTCTCCTTGAAAGCCTGAATGAGCCCAAGGAACCGCTCTGGAACGAGCGTCATGAATCCTGCCAGGTCGGCCACTCCGTTCCAATCCATCTCGCCGATCGCCTCTAGCGCCGCCATGTCAACGACGGTTGTTCCGTCAAGGGTCGAGACCACATCCGCTGGCGACCTGACCAGATCTTCATCCGGCTCCTCGTCCGGCATGGTTTCCCCATCAAAGGCCATGGCCATCTCCCGAAGCAATGATCCACTTCTATGGACCGAATCTGTCACGCCGGAGTTCTTGACGCGCTCCTTCTCGGGAGCCTCCTTCTTGGGAGCCTCCCCCGATGGGGCGGTATCATTCTTGGGTCCATTATGACCGCTATTGAAATCTTGGCGCATCGACCTAATGGCTCTACCGAAATGATGAAGCGCACGAGAAAGCAATCCGCGCTTGGGCCCCTGCGCCGCCGCCCTGGCAGCATCCTGCTCTTTGTTCTTCGCCCCTTGTGAGCCTGGCTCCGGATCTTTGGTCGAGCCGTGCGCGAAAATATTGGCTTTCTTAGCGTTCACATCGCTGGCGACCTTGTCCCAGCCTCGCTTCACTCCGCCCGCGAACCCACCTACCGCGCCTCCGACAATATCTCCACCGGCGGTGGCGGCCTTCTTCATGAACTCAACGGCCTTGCCACCGGCTCGCTTCATTCTGCTTGGGCTGGGAGTATCGGCAGACTGATCGCTGTTCGGCTTCGGCGTTTGGCCGGGCTTCTGACTCGACTTATTGTTCGGCTCTGGCGCACTCGTTACGGAGCCTGGCACCTGCCCCTTTGCCCGCCACTCCGCTTCTCGTTTCTTGGCAAGCTTGGAGTGGGCCTGTTTGCTAAGCGATTCAGGCCCAGGCATAGACTGACCATGCTTGGCCAGATCTTTCCTTAGCGAAGTTCCCTGCCGTTGCATGGCGGACTTCCACTCCTGGCCGCGAGCCTGCTTGTCAACCTTGCCGGCCTGCTGCTTTTCCTGCTGCGCAGCCTTAGCCTTGGCCGACTTTATCTTGCCAGCCCATTCATTATCCTGGGCTGCCATCTCCCTGCCGACCTTGGGACCCTGGGGGTGAAGAAGTTCTTTCGGCGGCTTTGGGATCTTTGGAAGCGCCGGCATCTGCTTAGCCTGCGGCTCGTCATCACCTTCCCTCTCGAACAACGCCTGGATGTGCTCAGGCATGAACTGAATGCGATGCGGCCAACAGAGCCCCTCGACAATCTGCTCGGCTGCGCCATCCGGACCGGACACCGCGATCGATTCGATATAGTCAAAAACTTCCGGACCGACCCATTCGTGAAAATCAACAATGTCGCAGAAGTCCTGCGGAGGGAGCATGGCAAGATGACCAAGGACTAGATCGTAGTTCTCGTTGGTCGAGTTCATGTACTCGTTCTGAATGAACGAACTAATGATTCCGACCTCGTTAAGCTCCTCGGTCTCGTCCTCAACCTCAATGGCAAACGGCATCGGATAGCTCTCGCTGACCACGCCGGACAGCTCCTCGATGAGCGCCCTGGACCTGGCATACAGCGTCGACTCATCGAACGTAGGGGTAACGCCATACACATCGCGAAGGACCCGAGCGACATCCACGGCAAGCCCCTTGGACAGCCGCATGGACTCCAGGTATCCCTCGATAACCTTCTTGGAGATCGTATCCGTCTTGCGCAGCCCACTCTCCTTAACGAGCATCTTGGCGACTTCGTCTGGGATGTAGCTGGCGCCTGGCGATACCGATCCGCTCGGGTCGAACTGACTAACGGGGCCCTGGTTGCCAATGAACACCGACTGACCGGCGCCATTGAACATCCACGACTCGTTCTGCTGCTTGTTGACTGTGGCCCAGGCGATGCTCTTGGCCTTCTTCATGGGAACGCCACGCTTCTTATAGCCAGCAACAATGTGCTTGGCCTGACGACGCTCCTTCGGGGTGTGTTTTCCTGGCATGGCGATCTCCTAGATCTACGGAGGGGTGATTCGGCGCTCGGCGCCGAACTGCGACCGCCTCTTGAGAGTAACGATAAACTGCGTAAAGGACGCCGAGTCGTTCAGGTATCCGTCCGGCTTTGACTTGAGCACGTCAAAGAACATGCCCTTACCCATAGACCAGGCATCGTGGTACGGCGTACGCCACATCTCGATAACGTCTGCTTCACTCGGATATGGAAGATGTTTCTCGTCAAGCATTGCTCGACTAATTGTCACCGAGGCTTCCCACTCGCGTGAGAAGCCTGTCTCCTCAGACATTGGGTCGTACTCTGGGTACTTTACTAGAGCCATAATCCTGGCAGCGCCAGTGCCAGATCCGGAACCGAATATCCTCTTGGTCGACTCACCGTAGAGAGGATCTATCTTCTGGCGATTCTGGATACTCGACGGGTTATAGGAGTAATAATTGATCTCCTCGCCCGTCAGCTCAATCATGTCCTGATTGATGCAGTCGAACAGCGCAAGCTCGCTGCCGTCGAGTACCTTACCCATGGCAAAGCCTTGATATCACAACTATGTGAAAATCAACAACCATGAGGTTCACTGAGTAAAGAACGCCATGGGTTTGGCGCTCTCGTAGATCTCTTCCTCCAGCTTATCCATCTCGGCCCTGGCCTGGGCCATCAACGTGTCACCATTGAGGGACACGTTGCCCTGTGCCGTAGGCCATGTGCTGTACTTGGAGTAGATCATCCCAAGGTCCTGCTTGGCCCACGCCAAGGCATAACGACGGACCAGCTGGTGATCTCTCTCCGGCAACTGCTCCAGCGTGCTATCGCAGCTCTTGTATTCAATGAATACCTTGCCGCCACCCTTTGGATCCGGGAGCAACAAGAGGATGTTCTTGTGCTGAAAGTAGAGCCAGTTCCTCTCCGCGTTGATCATCCTCTTGGCCATCTCTACATACTGCAGAGATTGCAAAAGCGAGCTGTAAAGCCCACCTGAGGACCCAGCCGTAAAGGCGCTATACGGAACCTTTGAGTCTTGCGCGACGTTGTAAGGCGCAAAAATCAGAGAGATATCAAGCGGACTCACCTGGAACGCGACATCCAAGACCATGTCGCAATCGTCGGGCATGCGGTACTCCACCTGCCCGGCAAACAAGTCAATGGTGACGTCCTTGTCTACGCCCTTCTTAGCTGCAAACCAGCGAATCGCCTCTTCAACGGCGTCGTCTAGTTGCAGGGCGTCCAGACACACCTTCGTCACTGGACTCCCCAGCCTCCGAAGGATCCAGCTTTTCAACTCCGGCTCCGTCATTAGTCGGCACGACATCTGTCACCCCCTTGGGTTCCTCCTTGAGGATAGCAGTCTTCGGCTCTGCCCTGGTGGGCGCCTGGGCGGGGACCTTGGCCGGCAACGCCGGGGCCTCGGCAACCTTAACAACGAACCCAAGAGCGACAAACGGCTCCCAGTCATCGCCCTCCGCAGTCTCCCCTGCGACAAGCATCCTGCCAGATCGGTCCGGATAAGGGACCGGACCGCAGTTCTCTGCCTTCTGATACTTAGCCATGATCATTTCTCCAGAGCGATTAAGCTGAGATCTTCCTCAACCCTGCGAAGACGCTCATCTGTCTCCACATTTATGTTGCGAGTCTCTTGTAGCAGAAGACTCATTCGATCAGCCATCCTGGAGATCTCAAGAATCGACCGGCGGTCGTTTTCGATGTCATCGTGCTCGCTGTTGATGCCGTTCCGCTTACTTGGAGTATCCGAGGGCTTCGGATCATCAAGACCCAGCATCTCCATCTCGGCAAGCGCATCAGGGGAAGCGGACATCATCGTCTCCTTGGGTAACTGTTGGACATTGCAGATTTATCCAAAGGAAAGCGTCAGCATATCCTTGGTATCAGAAGCTGGACTTGAGGACATTATCATGCTTCCGCGCCGCTCGCTTATAGCAGTTCAAGCACATGCCTTTGGCGACAACTGTTCGTCCGCATTGGCAGATCTTCACAGGAGTGTCGGTGCGCCGCTTCGTCCACCAACAGGTGCGACACGTCAACAAGATCAAAAATAAAGACAAACAAAAAGGCCGCTGACTTTCGCCAGCAGCCTTGTATCTACTTCACTTTATTGGTCTTTAGAGACCAGTGAAGGTGATCCGTCCATAATATTCGCTGCGCAAGACCTTCTTACCGTAGCGGGTACGGAGACCCTTACGGAAGCTGAAGTCAGCCGGGTCGAGGAACGTCGGCGTAACCTGCAGCGGGATGTACGGCGCCCACACGTAGCCGGCATCCAGGAAGCTCGCGCCCTTCAGACCGACAAGCATCTTGTCGCTGTCGAAGAACGGATCCTCGTAGACCACCCACTTGTTCATGAGGGTGCCGACCTTGTAGATGCCGAACTGGCCATGCTGAGTCAGCGGGCGCGGCATATCAGCCGGGCCATACGGGCTCGCGCCACCCGACACCCAGAGGGGCCGGAAGTCGCCGTGCGTGGTCAGCTGCGACAGACGAGCCGAGATCTCGGGCGACGTCACGAGGAAGTTCGCGGGAGCGCGAAGGGTATCCTTGTGGATGAAGTTCGAGATCTTGCTGATCGTCGTGATCATCGACCGGAGGTGATCCAACTCGCTGATGCCGGCGGGCGGCGTAAGCGAGAAGGAGTCCGTGCGGCCCGATGCCGACGTCACGAACAGGTCGTTGATGATCTCACGGTCGATCTCAAGAGCAATCTCCTGAGCGATACCCGAGACCAACTCAGTCTCTGCATCGAGGCCGTGGAACGCGCGAAGATCTTCAGCCGCCTCAGACGACCAAAGAGCCTTGAGGCGACGGGGAATCGCTTCGATAGGCTGCTTGGTGATGTCCAGGTTGACCTGGGGGATCTTGGTGTTCAGCTCGCCATCGTAGAAGTAGCGAGTAACAACCTTGCTGGTGACCAGCGGAGCAACCGTGAACTTGAACGCGGTAACCGCGCCCGAACCGTAGTTGATCGCGCCGGTACCAGCGCCAGTAAAGCCGCCGGTGCCGTTATCGGTAGCGGTCTGGATGACCGCGCCGGTGGTCGCATTGACCTCGATGATCTGGACCGAGAAGCCCAGAGAGGCGTTCAACGGACGAACCGGGGTCCACGACAGAACTGCAGCGAGCGCCGCGCCGGCACCGCCAAAGGAGGCGCCGTCGCCAACCGCAAGCTGCTCGTCACGGACGAACTCCGAAGAGTAGTCCCTGTCGAAGTCGCGCGGGAACACCGCGCCAGCCTGAGTCGAGCCCTTGTTGGACCCGTACTTGTAATCGAAGAAGAACACTGCGCCAATCGGGGCCGTCATCGGCTGAACCGACACGATCTCGTTGGCAATCAGGTTCGGGAACACCCTCCGGAGAACCGGAAAGATGAACTTGGTGAAGGAACCGACGTTGATCGTCTTGGTCTCCTCTTCCAGGTTCTGAAGCCACTGCGACTCATTTTCCATGAGCATGGCAGTGACGCCACGAGTGTAGGGATTTTCAATCCCCTCAAGCAGCTCGCCCCACTTGCCGATAAGGGACTGAATAAACCCCTTATCCGCGATGGACCGCTTGGACTCAGTCAACATTAGCTGTCTCGCTTCCATAAAATCTCCTCCGTGCCTTTAGTTGCTCTGAGTGCCCTTGCCTGGCAGCCCCGATAGGGCACGGATCTCGTTGAGATTCGCTCCGAGCCCGTTGTAATCGCGAGTGGCACCCTCATGGTTGCCACCCGTAGATCCGTTACCCTCAGCCTGCTCCTGCAGATACTCGCGAGTACCACTGTTCGTCAACTGACGAACGCGGGCCCGAGCTGCTTCGATGTCCTCGGTTAGAGAGACTCGCGGCAGGGTCTTCGTCATCAGCGCATCGACCTGTTCCTTGGTCTCCGGGCGCCGTGACTCGGTTAGAGTACGTGCGTACTCCTGATTTGGGTGATTAGCGAGGCGCTGCTCTAGGTACACCTGGGCAGCGAGATGCTTGCTGGCCTCAAGCGCCTTCTCAGCGATGAGCTTCTGCGTAGCAACCTCTTCCTCAAGCCGAGAGACGCGCTCGTCCCGCTTTTCTTCCTCGGCATCCCTGGCGACAATGGACTCAGCGATCACGACGATCTGCTTGTCCATCTCCTTCAGGGTCTTAAACTGCTTCACGTCGCCGATGAGCGCACGAATCTCATCCGCGTGACCAATGTCGTTCAGACGCTGCTCCAGGTGATACCTGTAACCAGCCTCCTTGGCGATCTTGGCAAGCTTGTTGTTCTCTTCTGCGAGATTGGCGATCTCAAGATCTCTCTCGGCCAGCTTAACTTCAAGCTTCTCGATGATCTCTTCCTTCGCCTGAACAACCTTCTCGACGTCCGTTGGGATAATCCAAGGGCGGAGAATGTCCTTCAATTCGCCAAGCGCCTTCTTGGCGCCAGCGACAGCCGGATCATTCATGAGACGCTCGGTGACGGACTTCTCCATCTCCTTCTTGGCCTCGGCGAGAGCCGCCTCAAGCTTCTCCGCGAATTCGGCGCGAAGATCAGTGACGACCTCCTGCTTGGTGCCAAGAATCTTCTTGGCCCAAATCTCAGCGCCCTTCTTCTCGTATTCGCGCTGAGCATCATCAGAGAAATGCTCGGCCAGCTCAGGATGAGCTTTCTTGAACTCATCAAAGGTCATGTTCTCATCCATTGCTGCCTCCATACGTCGAGGAGCACGGATGCTCTCGACGCTGATCTCGGGGTATGCACTCTGCTGTGCTGGCTCTGCGACAAAATCGAAAGTCATCAGCCGGTAGTCCGGCTGAACGACTTCCTCGCCCTGAAGGTTTGGCTTAGTAGTTCCGAACCCGCGCGAAGAAACACCGACTGCGCCGCCGCCGTCAAGGATCGCCTTGAGGTTGCGGCCTTCGTCGGTATCAAGGATGTGGGCAGTACCGATAACGGCGTTGCCTTCCATCCGAAGATCGGAAATGATGTGGGATACACGCTTGAGCTGAGTGCGACCATCCATCGGATGGTCTAGCTCGCCGTAAACCTTCATCTCTTTCATCTGCTTGGACAGACGACCGATCTCACGCTCCCAGAGCGTCGCCGGATAAAGGCGCTTGTTCTCGGTGGCCCGATCCGAACGAGCGAACTCGCCCCTGGCAATGTACTTGCCAGGGCCCGACTTGCTTTCCTCCAGGACTGTCGCCCTGAAGGTAAACGTATCGACGAGTAGTTGTTTTTCGTTGGACATTAGCCTTTTGACCAAAACGGAAAGCTGAAATCAGACCTCTTGATTACGGGCGACTTAAAACTGCAGTCATACTCGAACCCTAGATCTGACCGTCTTTTTCTCCGCTTTGGACTCCTAGTTGATTTTCCCATCGGGCCGTCGCGTGGCTCTAACCCGAATGCCAATTCCTTGCGTCCCGATGAATAGGCCGTTCTGCGGGCCCGGGGCTCCTCGGTTTGGAGCCCTACTTGCCGAAAGGGTTCTTCTTACCCTTCCTTAGGGCGGCCATTCGAGCAGCTATGCCGCCCTTCTTCTCGTCATCGTCATCGTCATCGTCGTCATCGTCGTCGTCCGAATCATCATCATCGTCATCGTCGTCGTCCGAATCATCATCGTCATCATCATCGTCGTCCTTGGACGCTTCCGAGATGGTGGCGTCATACGCCTCGACTGCGTCCATCAGCTGGAGGGTCATCAGACGAAAGGCCTCCTTGATGGACTCGTTGGTCTCATCCTCATCCTCATCGTCGTCGTCCTTCTTGGACTTCTTCTTGTCGTCATCCTCATCGTCGTCGTCCTTCTTGGACTTCATCTCGACGATCTCGGCCGCTTCAACGGCGTTGTTGTAAAGGCTCTCCAAGGCCGCAATCGCCTTGTCCACATTGTAATGCTCGGCGATATCGATCAGCCGATCAGCAAGCAACGTGCAGTTCTCGCCGATCAGGTCAAATCCATGAGCGAGATTGTTCAGATCCTCGCTGACCTGCGAACCGTTGAGAAGCGCCTCGACTTCGCTGACAAGCTCGGAAGCGCGGCTGACGTTCGCCGATTCCTTCTTCATGCCAGCGAGCCTCTTGACCGGCGCAAGACCATGGGCAACGGCCGGAGCCTGACCGTCGTCGTCGACGTTCTTCATGATCTTGTTCTTCAGGAGTGCGTAACCCTTGGGCGCCGATGACTCCTCCTTGCCGTGAGCGATCGGCCTATACGAGCCGCCCTTCTTGCCGCGCTGGGTAGCGCCAGCGTCTAGGGGGTCGTCGTGATCGTTGGCGTCGTCGGGAGCCATCTTCGGCTTGGGCTGCTTGGCGTACTTATGACGCGCCGGCATCGCCTGCATGTCGCTGCCGGTATCGGTTTCTGGAGCTGGCGACGGGATGTCGCGCGGCTCGGCAGAGTTATCCTTCTCGGTAAGCTCTTGCCGAGGGAGGATTCCGATGTTGCGAAAATCCTCTTCGAGGGTCGTAAGCTGGACTGGATACCTGTTGTGAATCATCTTATTCTCCTGTTGTCGTCGAGGTTCCTGGCCTACGCCGCATCGTCAAACGCGCCAGACATTCGCTGGACAAATCTACCGGCGATCTCGCAATCCGTAAGCGACTCAGCGATCGTGTCGTAGACTTGCCCGAGGCACATAACACACTGCTCGTTCTCAAGCGTATCCGCTACCAACGACCTGACCTCACCGAGGTCCTCAATCAGATCCTCGGAGAAGAAACAGAAGTGGGACAGAACATCCTCTTCTGACTCATCCAGATCGCCCTTATCCAAGGAATCCCTGAACGGGAAATAGGCCGACTCGACCGCCTCATGAAGAGACTGAAGTCTGCCTGCGAGGATTCCAAGATCGGCCTCGGCCAGCGGCCGGTAGGTCTCGAACTTCTCCTCTGGTATCTCATCAGACTCATACATCGGCTTGTATTTCGCTTCGAGGGCTTCACCTCTAATCGACTCAAGCTGATCAATGACTTGCCTGCTGATCTCTGCCCACTGAGAGGCGAGCGCCTGGCGCCATGGCCTACCGGCAGAAACCGCCACAGCGGCCTCCGCCGGGTAATCTCGGGACTCCGATACCTGTCGTTGCTCCTGAAGCTCAACCAGGGCAAGTATCCGGTTAACTGCGCCACCGGATGACTCTGACATCAACGCATCAACGGCGCTGAGGGAGAACTCCTTGACGGACCTGGTAGCGTTTGACGAGGTAACGACTGGCACATCAATCTTCGTCGGAGCGAGGAGTATAACTCCTCCATCGGAGTGCTCGAACTTCACATTGAAGTACTGGCCATCAGACGTCCCGACAACCATATAATCGCTGAACGTGGCCATTCTGGTCACGTTCACAGATCGGTCAGCGGTAAAGATATCTCTGCTATCAAGCAGGGCCTCGTCCAAAACAAGGCCAAGATGCTCATGAGAGCCCTCAACGAGGGACCTGACCGTATCTAATGATACGATCTTCGCTGCCGAGGTTTGATTATTAGCCACCAGCCCAGACCTTTGTGTGAGGGATACTGGTGCAAAGGATCGCGTGTGTCAAGCATAGCTAGATCCATTTAGAAAATGGGTCTACCTACCGGGCATGCTCATCTTTAGCTCGTTCACTAACTGACCTAACTCAGCGAGTCTCCTGGCTAAAGATGTATTCGACTCCAAGATCTTCTCTAAATTATCCCCGACGAGTTTCTCGTGCTCACGATTGCCGTGGAGTAGCTCTTGTTCGGATATCGGGCGATAGCCAAGGTTATGTCTCATTTGTGGCCACATATGAGACAGGCTTCCCGAAGCGCGCATGTGCTTGCGCAGATCCTCGGCCGCCTGCGTGTTCGGCTGTGCAGTAGCCATCTGTTGCTGCTGCACCGCAGTAGAGGCTGCCTGCTGCTTCAACGCAGCTGTGTTCTGCACATCCATGGTGAAACCCATGGCCTTCGATTGGATCTCAGCATCAGAGAGCTGCTCCTGATGCCGCTCCTTGATGATGTATTCGATCTCCTCTTCGCTAAGTCCAAACACCTTCTGGAGAATCCAGTGCAAAGAAACGAATTGGCTCATCCGTCCTGCGAAGTCCGCCTTGGCGTTTCTGACCTCTAGCTGGGCGAGTTCAAAAATCGAACTCGGGGTCGTCATATAGACCTCGAAGTCGACCTGACTCGGATTGATACCAAGGGCGGCCAGGTGGACCCGGCACATCTTCTTGATACCATTCCTCACTTCGCGTTGTATACGCAGGACGGTTCTCGCGAACCTGACATCCTCCTGGGAAAGCACGCCCTTGGCCCTGGGCGCCTCAGAACCGAGATAAACCTTCGGCACTTTAATCGCCGCGTAGAGCTTCAGCTTGAAGTATTCGATGTCCTCCATGTGCTGCCAGGACGGCGAGCCCACGACGTCGATCTTCGTCGCCTGAACACCCTTGCGCACTGGAACGAAGAAGTCCTCATCCTGCGAGAGCGGGTTGTACTTGAGGTCAAGCTTACCGGTCTGCGGATTGTAGAACTTGGTCTTCTTGTACTGCTGCCGCATCTTGTGAAGGAAGCCCATCGCTTCCTTGGGCGGCATATCGCCAACGTCAATATAGAAGGCGTAACGCTGCGGAGCGCGCTGCAGCCGGTACACCATCGCGGCATCCTCCAGCAGCATCAGCCGCTTCCAGATCCAACGAGCTGGCTCAAGGACCGAGTAGCCGTAGATGGAGCGACGATGCTTCGAGCGCAGTCTGAAGTGGGAAATCTCCCAGTCTTCTAGAGCGGCATACTTATTTCTCGGATCGTTGCCGCCAGCCTGCCTCTGGGTAAGTAACTGCTTGAATTCCTCCGGAGAGTACCCAAAGCGACCTTTGTAATCTTGAACGAAACCGTACAGCTCGCCTCTGCGACCTTCGATTCTCCGCATGGTAGGCGGCGGCAAGAAATTCAAACCAACAAGGCCGTCACCGGTAACGAGAAGCTCCTCGTAGTCGTTGCCATACTTGACAAGGGTACGGGTAATCTCCCAGACCTCCTCGTCAATGCGGAGTCTCTTCCAAAGAAGATCTTCCAAGATCGACTGGACGGTCTTGTCTGGACTGTCGATCCAGACGACCTTGTTCTGCAAGGACTCCGTTTGCGTCGCATCATCGGCATAAATATCGATAGCGCTGGCTAGCTCTGGGTAATCGTCCATCTCCTCGTAGTCAACGAACCTGGCCATCAGGTCGTGTTCGAGCTTTAGATAGTCGCTAAGGATGTCCTGGCCGTACGCCTGAAGAAGGTCGAACCCAGTCTGCGGATATCCGGAGTTGGTTCCACCCTTTGAGAGATTGAGGACAATTTGCTCCTTGTCGAATCTCAACATCCCGCGAACGCGGTGACCGATGTCGCCCCAAAAACCCACGGTCTACACTGCCTTTCGATTGGTCGACATCAGAGTGTGTCCTCCCCCAAGTGATTAAGGACCACTCGGATAATCCAGCAAGATCCGCTTGAGATCATTCCGCAGGCAGCCGCTGTCACCCAGAACGGTGCCTGTATTTCAGGCTGGAGCCCGAGGAGGAACCATCCAACTCCAACCGGAACCCCCATGCACATGGGACAAGACATCCAATAGCAAAGGCCAGGGATAGGCCGAAGCAGATCCCTGAGCCATTGAAAGATCTTTCCGCTAGTTACGATGTTCGTAACTCCGTAACAGGAAAGAATAAAACAGAAAAGTGTAATCATATCGATATGCCGGGTCCCCGCAAGGCCCGGCTAGAGTAAGCAACCGTTCTTACAGCGACGAACCGGGCGGAGCATCCTCCTGCGGGGGACTATTTGCAATGCCATATCTAGCTCTCCTTGTTGGTAGAAATAACTACAGACGCACAAATCGCATCAACTGGAATTGGATCATGCTCGCCGAAGTCAGCCGGAGTCGGGCCGCCCTGACCTCGCGCATCACACCACTTGGTCTCGGTGCTCTTCATAAATGACAAGGCATTACGCACCAGATCTTCTTCCATTCTAGATCTTGGAGCTTTTTCGACTTCGACAAGAGTTACATCTACTTGCGAGTCGTTTTCCAAAATGGAAAGTCTGCCTTCCTGAGCCATCAGGGGCAGACTAACACAAGGACCTGAAGCCGAACTACCAGGCTTCTATATGAAACGTCGCACCGACTCCGCGAACAGCTATACCGCCTTCGTGACGGTGATCGTATTCGCCTGATGTTCCGGCGAGGACGAAGCCATGAACGTTCGTCCCGTCGAATGAGATCTGAACGTTCGCCCCAATGGCGATCACCTTGATCTTGGATGACCAAGCCTGCTCTGGTACCGCTGGATCTGCAGGATCCACACGCTGGAAAGCAAACTGACTGTCGACGAAGTTAGCCGTAGCTACCCCTGTCGCATAAAACCGAATCGATTTAACGCCTGACGGCAGCTGCGCCGGGAACGCTGGAGCTAGAACACCCATGATGATGATCCTACCTTAGGGGGTGGCAGTAGCGACAACGACTGCCTCAACGGGCTTCTCTACCACGGCACCATCAGCAAGCGGCTTAGCCTTTGCCCCATCGAACAACTTCGACTCGATGAGCATCGACAATTCTGTGGCCGCCTTCTCAGGAAGCTTCATCGCCATCAGCTGCGCATTGACGAACTTCATGGCCTCGTCCAGCTTCTTCTGGCCAGGGGTCATCTCGCCGCCCTTCTTCACTGCGGAGAGGCTCTTGTTCTCAACGGCCTTGATACCCTTGAGCACCAGCTCGTCGACCTTCTCATCGTATTTGAGAGCCCCCTCCAGATGCCACTTCTTGGCCAGCCTGCGGAGCAACAGGCTCACAAACAACGTGATCACTGGGGTGATGATCACGAAAATCGTTGGGATCAAATTCTCAAGAACCGTCTGCCACATCATGGACTCCTTTTTCTTCGAACAGCGATATCTGGTGCTGGCCTACTCGCCTGTTGATCTGGAGGTCTTACCCCAGCCGTTTCAGCGGCCTGAAGATACTGCAAAAGAGATCTTTGGAACACCTCTCCAACGGAACATCCTTCTTTTCTCGCCAGCTGAGAAACCAACACATACACAGCCACTGGCACTAAGAGGAACGTATACTCCTCCTCTGGGGCGTCGCCGAAGGCTGCAACTGCGTCATTCTTTGGTTCCGGCCGTATCCTCTACATG